ATGGAAGTAAATAAACGATTGGCCCGCGACGCCAAAAAGAAAGGCATTTGCGAAGAATGGTACGGCCGCCTTATAGATACCAAAGGGAAAGACGAACTTATTAAAATGTACCTTGAAGGTATCGACTTTTGCCTAAGCAACGAGTACCCCAGCAACGAATTTATACGCCAGCACTTCGTAGGTGCTTGCGAAGCCTACGGCGTGTTCCTCGACCAAGCTATTACGGCCGGAAACTTCCGGCACGTAGTAGCCCTTGGCCGTTGCGAGGGTACCGCCACTTACGACGGTTGGAACGTAGGGCAGGTATTCGCAAAGCACCAAAGCCGGTTAAAGGTTCTTGCTACCGGTAATTCCTTCGTAATGGTAGACGTATTCGACGATACCACCGTAGAAGTAGAAGCACGGGATAACGCGAAGATTTGCGTAAACCACTACGGCGGGAACTTGACGACTACCACCGGCGACGGCGAAGGTAACGCGATAATAAAAGTTATTCGAAAAACGACTAAAACGTATTGATATGGCAGACGAAAGTAACATTATCCTAAATATGCCCTTCGATGAAGCGGCCGGTTCTACCATTGCTTACGATTACAGCAAGACACGGGCGGACGGTACGGTAGTAGAAGCAGATTTTACCGGCGGAAAGCAAGGCAATTGTATAAAGTTCGACGGTAACGGGCATTGCGATATAGACAAAAACGTAATTCCCCTTACCGGGAACTTTACCCTGCTTGCCTGGTTGAAGCGTTCAGCCTTCCCGGACGGCTTTACAGGTAAGCGTATCGGATTCTTTGCCCGCTGGGAAGCCATAGAAGGTTATACGGAAGCGTGGTTTAACCTTGCGGCCGATACTTGGGGCTATTGGGCTATCGTCAAAGAGGGCCTAACAATCCGCATTTACCTTGATACGGCATTGGTGCAGACCATTACGCTACCCGCCCAGCCTACCGGTTTCGCTATCCTGCAAGACATCTATACGACCGCCAACGGGTACGGTTGTATCGACGAAGTTAAGGTATATAATACCGCCTTGCCGCAGGAAGAAATTACCGAAAGTATTGCTACGGTGGCGCAATTGGCTTACAGTATAGACGGAACCGATTTTAAGGCTTGGGATATTTATGTAAGCGAAAGTAACGGCCTTCTTGACCGTCCCAAAATGAAAACCCCGGTTTCCGTTGATTGGCCGGATTATCACGGGGAGATAGTAGACCTTGAAAACAAGATACTGCAACCCCGCGAAATAGCCCTTAATTGCTTTATGAAAGCGAACGGGAAGGTAGACTTTGTTACGAAGCTAAACGACTTCTTGGACGTATTCAACCGGCCCAACACCCAGCGGCTTATGGTAGATATACACCCTACGAAACCGTTGCTTTACGAAGTCTATAACGAGAACGGGGTAGCCATTAACAAACGTTGGAACGACGACCTTATGGTAGGAACCTTTACCTTGAAATTGAAGGAACCCGACCCGGTAAAGCGTATCGTACGGCACCAGCGTTTAAGCAATGATACGAAAACGCTAACGATTACCCTAACCAGCAAGAAGGCGGTTACTATCTTTTGGGGCGACGGAACCCAAACGAACGACGTTTACGGAACCGACGTAACAGCGAGTCACGAATACACGACCGACGGAATTTTTTACGCCATTGTCGCCGGAGTTATCGAAGAAATAGAAAGTTTCACTACTAACGGTATTATCGTATGGAACAAATTATAGTAAGACACCCGGACGGGACTACGGCCCTATTGACTTCGCGGGCGCGTAAGTCCGGAGTTACCAAGGCCGAACAAAGTATTACGCTGTTAGGGGCGGATACGGTGGCGATAACCGTAAAAAGTGCCACGCCCTTAACCTTCCACTTGGGCGACCAAATAGACGTTTACGGGAAGACTTATACCCTTAACCAGCTTCCGGGCATTAAGAAGACCGGAAACCGGAATTTCGAATATACCCTTACTTTCGAAGGCGTACAGTACGAGTTAATCGACGTGCAATTTTTGTTACCGGACGATACCGTATTAGATAGCTTTACGGGCGATTTAGAAGACTTCTTAGGTATTCTTATCGGGAACCTTACCCGCGTATATCCGGGTAAATGGGTGTTAGGCGTTTATCCGGCCAATACGGAGTATAAAACGCTTACCTATACGGAAAAGAATTGTTTGGAAGTGTTGCAAGACCTTTGCGAACAGTACAGCACCGAATTTGAGATTACCCAAGCTAACGGCGTTCGTACGCTCAATATCAAAACGGCCGGGGTAAACTTCCCCTATACCTTCCGGTACGGACGTACCGGCGGGCTTTACGAATTAACGCGCCAAAACATCAATTCCAAGAACGTAGTTACCCGGCTATACGTCTACGGCGGTAGTAGCAACCTTGGGGACAAATACCGTTATACCCGTCTTTGTCTTCCGGGCAAAGCTAAAAACGCTTCCTACATCGAGGACGCGGCCGCTATTGCGGCTTACGGGTTGAAGGAGAATACAAAGATATTCGACGACATCAGACCCGAACGCTACGGCGAAGTAACAGCCGCCGGAAGCGCGTATTATGCTTTTAAGGACGCTACTATGAACTTCGACCTTAACGAAAAGGATAGCGCGGGTAATACAAAGTGGCTTATCGACGGAGCTACTGCAAAGGTAAAGTTCACTACCGGAAACTTGGCCGGCTATGAATTTGACATACACAAGTACGACCACGCGACGAAGGAAATACAGGTGGTACCGTTCACGGACGAAAACGGCATGAAGTTCCCCAGCGAAACAAGTGCGGCGTTTCAGTTCGGCGTAGGCGATAAGTATTTCTTCACGGATATAAATTTGCCGGACGCTTACAAGACCGACGCGGAAAACAAACTCCTTGCGGAAGGCAACAAGGCAATAGCCGAATACAGCCAGCCGCAAGTACAGTACGGGTTAAGTATCGACGAAAATTTTATACGTCAGTTCGCCGGCGAATTGACCGTAGTAAACCTTTTCGCCGTCGGCGATTATATCCCGGTGGAAGATGAAGACATAGGCGTAAACAAATCGGTACGAATTACGGCCTTTACGCGCGATTTGCTGCGGGAATACAAGTATAATATAACCTTGGGCGATAGCGTAACCAAAACAACGATAACCCGCGTTATCGAAGACTTGCAGAAAATCGACAATGTTATAGAGATAAACGACCTTGCCGACCCGTCGAAGGCCCGCCGCAATTGGAAAGCCAGCCAAGAAGTATTAGCTAATGTTTTCGACCCCGAAGGACACTATTACAGCGAGAAGATAAAGCCGCTTTCGATTGAAACGACCATGTTAGCCACCGGCGCACGTTCCCAGCAGTTCGTATTACAGAACACCCGCTTTGAACCGAACTACGAAGGGAATCCCAATACGGTAAAGGTGGTAGGCGGTACGTTGGTTCACTATACGATAGCGGAAACCGTAAAAAGTTGGCAGCTAAATACGGCCACCTTTTCGAACCTTGTAAGCGGAACGGTCTACTACATATACGCCCGTTGCCAAAAGACAGGAACGGCCGGAAACATCGTTTTCGACACAGTACAGCGAGCGGTAGACGGCGACCCTATATATTACTATTTCTTAGTGGGAAGCCTAAGCAGCGCGATAACGGACACCGACGGAAAGCGGCCGGCGCGTCTTATTTCCCTAACTTATGGCGCAACGACCATTAACGGGCGTTTCATTACTACGGGGCGAGTTCAGACGGGCGACGGGAATACATATATAGACCTTGACAACAACCAATTTAGGATAGGCAATGCAAACCGTGCGATAGAATACAACGTAAATAATTCCGGTAATGTAAAGATTACGAACGCAACGGTAGAGATAAAAAATACAGCCGGGCAAACTATGGTTTATTTTAGTGGTGCAGACGGTTCCGGCCGGCTTGCCAAGGGGAATATTAGCTGGGATTCAGCCGGAAATATAAAAGCCAATGGCGGTACGTTTAACGATATTTTTGTAAATGGGGCTATGCGCACACCATTTCGGGACGGGTATTTTATACTTGATAATACCGGCGGAATAAGTGTATCTATACCCGGTTTGCAAAATAATAACTGTATTGTAATACCCGGAGAAAGCAGTGGTATTTATACCGGATTTAATATGCCGTTTACAAAAGACTATAACGGATTTAGAGCTACTATACTTAATACGAATTGGGGGGCAGCAAAGGCAATAGGCCCTATTTCTGCTACGGCCCCTTCCGGGTACTATTTCCACGAAGACGGGGAAACTATTAGCGAATTGGTTATAGAAGCGAATGAAGGTGTAGATATTATAGGCGTAGGCGAAGGTAATAGTTTCAAAGGGTGGTGTGTGCTTAATAGGTTCCGTTATGGTGTAGCAAATTCGGGGGAAGGTTTCCCCTTGAAAGCCATATTTGCCGGTAAGGTAGAGTTTTCTGGCGGCGTTCCACGTATTACCAAGCAAAAGAGGTATAACCAATATTGGTACGGAGCCGAAAATAAAAAATGTCAATTATCGTATATGACGAACGCGCCACGTTATTGCACCATATCGTTTCCGTCCGGTACTTTTTCATCGGCCGATAAATACACGGTGCTATTAAGTGGAGAACTACTACGTAGCGATAACGGCCCCGGCGTATATGCGTCTGTAATTAAACGTACCGCAAATTCATTTACAGTATATACGGGCGACGACGCAAGCTGGAACGACGGTAATTTTACATTCATTGTAATAGCTACCCACTTGTGGGAGTAGAACCAATTGCGCAGGAAAGTTTTTAATATTTTACCAACAAGCGTATTATTATAATACGCAACGGGGTATTTTTGTGTAACTTAATATTTCGACAAAATGAGTACAACAAGAGGGGGCGAAACGGTTTCCGCCCAAATCGGAAGAATTGGCCCCATTGAAGGGCTAAGTACGGGTAACTTCAAAATGGAAGATACGCCGTTTAACATTAAGAACGACGGAGAAACCGCCGTAGTTCTTGAAGTAAACCTTTGGGGCATGGAGCCGGGCAAGTTCGTAGCTACGCGCTTCGAAACAGGTTGGAACCCCGAAATAGTCCGCGAGATTAAGCAAACGAGTATTAACGCTACCCTTGTTTGGGGGTACTAAATCTTATACGGCTATGGGTTTATTGATTGGAGTAGGAAACACGAAGCCGACGTTTCCCTACGATTACTACTACGGTATAGAATGGGATTCTAACGTAGCTTCTTCGGCTTGTACCCGAATTGGTCGCCCGGAACTTCACGTTTCGCTGCCTATTCAAAGTAAAATGCGCCGTTGTGTCTTGCGCGACAACGGAACGGTAGCTTATTACCTTCACGCGAACGACAGCACCAAGCGCGATACGGGAGCCGCCGCCAAACTTGACGGCACCGACGGGCAAGTAATGGTAGAAATACCAGCCCACTACCGCAAATTTGAAGTAGACGGTACTAAATTCCGTTGCTTCCTTTCCGAACACGCGCTACCGGGCTTCCACTTTGTACCGCTTGCTTATCGTTCGGCATACGAAGCGGCCGTAGACCGCACCGTATCGGCTACGCCGAAACTTGCAAGCGTCGTAAACACTTCCGCAGCTTTCCGTGGTGGTAACAATACGGCGGGTTGGGACGGAACGTATAGAAGCCTTTTAGGTATGCCGGCTACGTCTATCAGCCTTACCAATTTCCGGACGTATGCACGTAACCGAGGAAGCGCGGGCAAGAACGGGGCCGGTTGGAATTGCGACGTTTACGAGGTACAAAAAACTTGCTGGTGGCTTTACGCTGTCGAATACGCTAACTTTAATTGCCAACTTGCCTATAACGCAGAGCCTACGAGCGAAGGGTATAAGCAGGGCGGATTAAGCCAAGGCGTTACCAATATGAGCGATTGGAGCGGCTATAACGGCTATAATCCTATGGTTCCTTGCGGAGTTACCAACCCGTTGGGAAATAAGACAGGCGTAGTAAACTACACATACAAGAAAAGCGACGGAACCGACGGCCAAACCCTTAGCGTACCCAGCTACCGAGGTTTGGAAAATCCTTTCGGGCACGTATGGAGTTGGACGGACGGATGCAAGTGCAATATTCAAAGTGCGGACGCGGGCGGCGTTAGTGAGTTTTTCGTATGTACCGACCCGGCCAAGTTTCAAAGTAACGACTATACCGATTACGAGAAGCGCGGCGAGCTACCCCGCAATGAAGGTTACGTTAAAATTATGATGATTGGCGAGTACGGCGAAAATATGCCGACAGCAGTAGGCGCAAGTTCTACTACTTACTTCGCCGATTACTTCTATACGAACGTAGTAAGCAATACCGGACAAAGGGGCGTGCTTTTCGGCGGTGCTGCGTATAACGGCGCGAATGCCGGCTTTTCGTACGCGAATTCGAATGACGCGGCTTCGTATACGGGTGCGTATGTCGGCTCCCGGCTTTGCTTTTTACCCGCTTGAAACGACACGTAACGGAACGCATTTAACAAAGAAGTTTAACTACGGCGGGCTTTCGAAGTAGCTCAAATTAGGACGAATGCCCGCCGTTCAATTTTTCGCAAAAATGGAAAACAACAGGCAGGACGACGGAAGTTTAGCTTTCTTGCAGATTGAGCCGGACGCGAATAACAAGCACTTCAATTGTTCGGAAATAACCCAGCAGAAGTTAATTAACCTTTCTTTTTGGGTTATTGACTTCTTGGACGACGTTAAAACGAAGTTCGGAACCGGTCGCTTCTTGGTTAAGATTAAGTTCAATAAAGAAGACCCGGATAAAGACGCGCGGAAGTTCTTTACCAATTCGCAAGAAATTAAATATATCCTTGGGAAGATTAAGGAGCGTAACGCCTTCCCGCGTAAAGTAACTATGCGGGCTTCGGGAACAAGGTATTATTTCGAGTGAAAATAAAGGCGGTTTACCCTTGGGGCGTGCTTTTCGGCGGTAATGCGAATAACAGCGCGAATGCCGGCTTTTCGTACGCGAATACGAATAACACGGCTTCGAATACGAATGCGAATGTCAGCTCCCAGCTATGCAGATTTTAACGGGGTAAAAACCTTGCCACTTGGCAAAAAACAACAACTATTTAAGGGGTATTAGTAGGACTTCCCGAACATTCCCTAAGGAATCAGCAAATAAGTAGTGCGATGAAGCGAATAGGTAACTTGTACGAGAAGGTTTGTTCTATCGAGAACTTGCAGCTTGCGGACGAAAAGGCCCGTAAGGGTAAGTTACGCACGTACGGAGTTATCGAACACGATAAAAAACGGGAAGTGAACCTATTGAAGTTGCGCGAAACCTTGCTAAACGGTACTTTCCATACATCGAAGTACGACGTATTCACTATTTACGAACCCAAAGAACGGGAAATATACCGCTTGCCTTACTTTCCCGACCGTATTTTGCACCACGCTATAATGAACGTCTTAGAGCCTATTTGGGTTTCAACCTTCACGGCGGACACTTATAGCTGCATTAAGAACCGGGGGATTCATGCGGCCGCGAAGAAGGTAAAACAGGCCCCACGGGAAGACCCGGAAGGTACTACGTTTTGTTTGAAATTGGATATTCGCAAGTTCTACCCTTCGATTAACCACGACGTGCTAAAATCCATTCTGCGCCGCAAGTTGAAGGATAAAAGGCTACTTTGCCTACTTGACGAAATTATAGATTCGGCGGACGGCGTACCTATCGGAAACTACCTAAGCCAATATTTCGCTAACCTCTATTTAACCTACTTCGACCATTGGATAAAGGAACAGAAGCGGGTAAAGCACTACTTCCGCTACGCGGACGATATTGTAATACTTGCTTCGGATAAATCCTACCTTCATTCCTTAATGGGCGAAATTAGGGCGTATTTGGGGGATTTGAAATTAGAGGTTAAAGGAAATTGGCAAGTTTTCCCCGTAGCGGCTCGCGGTATCGACTTCGTAGGATATGTATTTTTCCACACGCATACCCGAATGCGAAAGGGCATTAAAAAGACTTTTTGCCGACGGTTGGCGAAGCTGAACAAGCGGAAAAGGCCATTATCCGAAAAGAACTTTAAGCAGGCTATTTGCCCTTGGTGGGGTTGGGCGAAGTCTTGCGATAGCAAACACTTGATTAAGAAACTTTCTAAAACATCGAAGTATGAAATCAAATTCAAACGATAGACCGCCCATTTTGCAGGACTTGGGTAACGGCAGTTGGCATTACAACTACAATATTACCGAGGTGGAAGTAACGCCGGAACCTATGGCCGAAGCAGAAGGCGACCAGGTACCTGCCGCAAGGAAGGCGTACGATTACGACACGGTGGAAGTATGGGGCCGGCCGGATTACGACAAATGCGTAAAGGCCGTTTTGCGTTCCCGCCGGGACGAAACCGAAGAATTTAGCCTTATCAATAAGTACAACGCTTTCGTACTTGGGCTATCGACGGACGAAGCGGACAAAACCGAATACGAAAATTACCTTAAAGAAGTGCTTGCGGTTAAAGCAATGGTTCGGGCCGACCTTGCCGCCGCCGGTATCGACGTAGGGGCAGCGGGAATTTAAGCTATGGAAAATATCTTACAGACCTTCGGGCCGCAACTTATTATTATAGCTTGCGTTTACGCGCTTGTTTTGTTCGTGGTCTTCCTTGACCTTTGGGCCGGGATTCGAAAGGCCAAACAACGGGGGGAATATCGGTCTTCGTACGGATTGCGTAAGACAGTAGACAAAATAAGCCGGTATTTCAATATGATACTCGTAATTACATCTATCGACGTGGTGCAAATGTTGGCTATTACGCAGCTAAATCCGCAGACGAACCACACTTTACCGGTATTGCCGTTTTTTACGTTTATCGGGGCTATGTTCGTGGGATTTATCGAATTAAAGAGTATCTACGAGAATAGCGAAGCCAAGGAGCGGGCCAAAATCGGGGATGCGGCTAAAATCCTTTCGCAAATCATCCAGCATAAGGACGAACAGGAGATTATAGCCGGGGTTATCGAGTATCTAAAAAAGGAAAAAGAGAAAGGGGGCGACAATGAAACTAACGCTTAAACGGCGATACTTCGCCGAAACCTATACTATCGGTACGCTGTTTATTGACGGGGTGCGTTTTTGCGATACCTTGGAAGACAAGAACCGGGACGACAACCGAAACGGCAAATTTGACAATGGGGAACAGAAGGTAAAGAACGAAACGGCTATACCGTTCGGAACCTACGAAATAACCGTAAACCGTTCGCCGCGCTTCGGGCGCGACCTTCCTCGCCTTTTGAACGTACCGCATTTCGACGGCATTCTAATTCATCGTGGCAATACCGGTAAGGACACTTCCGGCTGTATTTTGGTCGGAGAAAACAAGGTAAAGGGGCGGGTTATCAATTCCACGCCTTACGAACTTGAACTTACAAAGCGGTGTAAGGCCGCAATAGCCCGGAAAGAAAAAATCACTATCGAAATCGTATGAAAACAAGAACCTTTATAGCTATTCTTTGGGGGATTGCGGCCGTTTCTTTTATCGGGTGTTCCACGCCGCGAAAGTTGGCCGGCAGCACGAAGGAAACGGCTAAGACCGAAGAAAAGCGGAACGAAACGACGGCGGCCGAATTTCGCCGGACGGTAGACAATACGAAAACCGAAGGCGTAGAAGTAACCTATACGAAAATCGAGTTTTTCCCGCCGAAACCCGATACCCGGCAGGCAAAGCCGGACACTATGCAGGCGGGCGGCCCGTCTAATCCGGTTGCAGACACGCCCAAGAACCGGCCGAAGGAACCGAAAGAGAAGCAGCCGCCCGATACCGGAAGGCAGGGAGCTATTAAGAGTATCGAAACCTTCACGGTAAAACAGAAGGCCGAAGCTACCGGGGTAACGCAGGAAGAACAGAAGACGGAAACGACCAAAACGGAAGAAGTGAACACGGACACCGATAAGGAAACCGATATTACCGAGAAGCCGGCGGCCGACCCGTACAGGTGGCGTTACATTTTCGGGATTTTGGTACTATTGGCGGTTGCCTTTTTCTTTCTTCGGAAGACGAAGGTATTTACGGCTGTAGCCGCCTTCTTCCGCAAATTGTTTTAGCGGAGATAAAAGGAAAGCACCCAAAAGGGCCTTAAAAATGGGTTCCTTTTTGGGTGCCTTGCGTGTAAAACCTTAATAGTTAAGGTTGTCTGCGGAGAGGGAGGGATTCGAACCCCCGGACCTGTGACAGTCAACGGTTTTCAAGACCGCCGCGATCGACCACTCTGCCACCTCTCCAATGCGGATGCGAAGATAGAATGAATTTTGAAAAAAAACAAAATAATAAGAGTTTTTTTGTAATTGGTCATTGGGGTGATCGTTGTGATTTAGTTGTTTTGTTTTAATAGATTGATATACAAAATTTTATCTGAACCGATAGATTTATCGGTTCCGGGGATTTTTATAGAAATGTTTTAGCAACAGGTAACCGGCGAGACCGGCGAATACGGAACCGCTGATGATACCTAATTTGGCTTGGTTGAGCAGGGTAGGACCGATGTCGGGGAGCCCGGCATAGGAGAGGTTGGCGATAAACAGGGAGACGGTGAAGCCGATTCCGCCCAACATGGATACACCGAGAAGGCTACGGGCATCCATGTGTTCCGGCATGTTCAGTAATTTGCTTTTCACGGCCAGCCATGTAAATGAGAAGATGCCGAGCAGTTTGCCCAGGACGAGGGCGATGAATACGCTGAGTGTCACTCCTTCGATGTCGGCCAGGGTGAAATGTTCGAAAGAGATGCTGGCGTTGGCGAAGGCAAAGAGAGGCATCACCACGTAGTTGACCAGGGGATGCAGGTTATCGTCCATCGATTGCAAGGGACTGATCACTTTGTCGGAGACCGATTCGACATGACGGAGGATAGCGCGTTCCGAGTTGCTCAGCATGTATTTATTATTGGCCATGTCGGCGGTTTCGGGAAGCTTTTGCAAGCTGGCCCGGATTTCTCCGACATATTTGTAGATGTTCAGCTTGGGACGTGCCGGGACGGTGAAGGCTACGATGACACCGGCGATGGTCGGATGAATCCCCGAATTCAGGAATAAGTACCACACGACGATGCCGAAGAAGATATAAAACAGCTTGCTGTTGATTCCGGCTTTACCGCCTATCCACAGAATGAAAATAATCCCTAATGCCCAAAGCAAGTATTCCAGGATCAGATTACTGCTGTAAAAGGCTCCGATGACAATGATGCCACCGATATCGTCTACTACGGCGAAAGTGGTCAGGAAGATTTTCAGGCTCAGGGGGATGCGTTTCCCTAGTAAGGATAATACTCCCAATGAGAAAGCGATATCCGTGGCCATCGGGATGGCGGCTCCCCGGCTGGCAGGGCTTTCGGGGCAAATCAGGGAAAAGATGAGGATGGGGACGAGCATTCCTCCGCAAGCTGCGACAACCGGAAGTAAAGCTTTGCGGGGTGAAGAGAGTTCGCCGACCAGGATCTCCCGTTTGATTTCCAGACCGACGGAGAAGAAGAAGATTGCCATCAGCGCATCGTTGATCAGGGACATGAAGGTCATATTCCTTCCGTGGACGTGAAAGAGGTTGATGTCTCCGAATTGCAAAATGACCTCTTTGGCAAAAAAGGCATCGTAGGTTTCGCGTAAGGGTGTATTAGCTATGATCATTGCGGCTGCGGCAACGAAAAGCAAGACGGCCCCACCGTTTATCTTTGCTTTGATAAAGTGACGTAGGGGCGATTTGAATATATTATAATCCAT